TAGTTTCTCTTGCATTTTTATCATCAGGTTTTACTTGTAATATTGCAACACAATCTAAAAAATTATTTGTAATTTTAAGTTGTGCATTAATATTTTGTACTTGTTGATCGTAATTATTCATTAATACTTTTAAGACCTCATTATGTTCTTTAATAAGTTCAGGATTAGTTTTTTCTAATTGTTCCATAAGTTTCAGTACCTTTGCACTTTGCTTATGGTACTTAGCAACCTCCTGAGTAGAAAAGTATTTAGTTACTTCTAAAAAATTATCTCTTACATCAGATAATGTAGTTCTATTTGACATACATTAACCTTTATAAAACAATAATTTATAACCAAAATCTTGCATACATTTTCTAGTAAAAGCACCTTGTCTTTTTATCAAAGAAAAAGGTGGATTTTTTTCCCACATATCCTCACAAGTAGCTAAGTGATAGTAGTATTTACCAGCTAAATTTTTACCTGTATGAGGATCTCTACTAGCCTCAGGGTTTATCTTAGGTTTGTATGCACAGTTAGTTAATATCAAGAACGAAATCAACAACGCTATTTTTTTTATCATATTTATCTCCATTTTTTTTGTTATCCTTATTTACCATATCAGAAGATATATTGCCAGTCGCAACTTCATATTCCTGGATATATTCTTCTAGCTTACCACTAGAGATATAAGGGTGTCCGATTTTTCTAGACTCTCTAATAGCCCATCTAAGTTTTTTTATTAAGTTATTCATATTTATTTTGTACTTCTGTTACTGTAATTGAACCATCTTCTATCAACTTGTCAGGAAGATATAGGTTATCCCTACAATTAGAAATAATAACAGCTTCATTATCACCAAACTTTTTTACAAGTTCAGCAAACTTCCATAAAGATATTGCATTATTTCCCTTCTCGTATTTTTGTATTTGTTGGAATGTGACGTTTATCCATTGTGCTACTTTAGATTGAGTTAGATTTCTTTCTAATCTTTTAAATCTTATGTAAGCACCTACATTTTTATCAAACATTGTATTACTCATCTTATCTCCTATTTTTTTTTGTTTAAAGAAAATACGTTTTTCCTATCTTCTTTTATTTTTTTTATTTCTGTTACTTGTCTTTCTAACATCTGCATATGCTTAGTTAGGTCTTTTAACTGTTGCTTGTCGTCTTTAGCTGATCTTAATATCAATTGATATTCTTTTCTAAATAAATTTAACTCATATTCATTTACTAGACTAATTTTTTTACCTACTTCTTTCACAAGGTAAAACAAAAAAAGAAATCCAATTAATATTACTATTAATTCAGCTATCATTTTTTACCAAATAGAGTTTTCAAGAACACTTTGATTTGTGCTGGAATACTTCTATTTTCTTTCTTTGCTAGTTCTTCTATCTTTTCGTATTCTTCTTTACTTACAGGTATCTGTAGCATCTTGTATGCTTTAGACATATTGTTTCCTTTCCTTTTTTTCTAAATCAAATATACAAAGTTTCTTATCCATAATAAAAAACTTTTTATAGTATTTAATAAAACATTGATGAACAGACTTAGCTGTTATCAACTTACCATTTATTCTCATTGTTATCATAGTGCCTCCTCTTTCTGTTTTGCTTGTGGAACATTACTTGAATTTATAATAAAAGTCAATAAAAAATAATAGTGAGTGGGATTTAACAAAGTTTGGAGACAGAGCCAAGAAAGGCTGATGTGTAAAACTTCTGAGTCATTACTGATACTCAAATCCCACCCAAAAAAGCGAGAGGAATTTGGCTCTCTCAATACAATTAATAAATCCATAATACCCCTTTTGTCAAGTTTATTCTAATTCATATTCTGTGTTATCTTTACTATCAGGTTCATCTTTATCTATTTTTTTAGCTATTACTGCTCTATAAGTAACACTTTCTTTTTCATTGTCAGTTCCCCAGTTTTTAACTTTAAGATCATAAATATTATCTAATTTATCATCTTTAAAAGTTAAATCAGCACCACCAACATATATAGTCTTATCAATTAGATCAGTTTTATCTTTAGCAAGTACCTTGTATTTAACTGTGAAGTGAACATCTACTTCTACTTCATACTCTTGTTTACCAACATCATTTTCATCAATTGTTGGTTTATCTCTATAGTCATCTATTTTTACGTTATCCCATCCCATATTTGCCTCCTGTTTAAGTTATTATTATAAAAACTATTATACTGGCTAGAGCCATAATGATATAATCAATTAACATTATTTCCATTTGTATCTATTCCCATTTTTTTTAATAGTCTTAATTTTCTTTTTTTTAGAAATTTAACCATTACATCTATTGATTTAATTTCTGCACTTAGTTTTGTTACTTCTTCTAATTTTCTAAACTCTTTACTTTTTAAAAAACTCATTATGCCTCCCCTTTATGTTTAATTATCATTTCATCATAGTGAAGTTCAAATACCTCTATACATTTTTTCTCCAGGTCTAATCTTAATTTATCAGGCAAATCACTTTGATGTAATTTTAAATTGTTACCATCACTCATTTTTATCTTAACCTCAAACCCATCATAGATAAGAGGTACTATATTTATACTCATAGTGCCTCACATTCTTTTAATGTTTTCTTGTTAGACTCAAACATTCTATCTCTTTCTATACCAAGTCCAAATCTACCTTTAAACTCTTTTAACTCAGCAACATTTATAAATCCTTGTTCTTTTTCGTGTAAGTGTGCTAATCCCCAAGCTACATTACTTTCAGGATTCATATAAGTTAGATACCAAGTGCCTATTCCTGTAGGATTAAAAAGTTTAACAACTACTTTAAGTTTTTCTTCTTTCTTTTCATCGCCTTGTTTAGCTATCTCGTAATTTTTAACAAGTCTGTCTTCTATTGATTTAGTAAATAATTTCATTATTTTACCTCCTCTGTCCAAAGAACACCGAACTTTTTGTTAAAGCTGTGAAAGTTAGAGTCTTCAAACGCACTGTATGCAGTTTGAAAAATCTTATCACCATCCCATTTTAACTGCTGAGAGATCATAATCCCTAAAGCATCTGTATCAGTTGCACTTTCAGGTTTTGTGAAAGATATTTCTTTTTGCATTTTTAATGCAGTTTGAAACATATCTTTTATTAACGCTGATTTCTTATCGTAGATTTGTACTTCTACATCTGTTACTGTTTTTGCCTTGCTCATTTTTGCCTCCGTTTTTTTGTTAATCATATCTAATCGTACCAAATCTGATATGCCAGTCAATATATATTATTAAAAAATATTATTATTTATTACCACCTCCAGTTGTACTTGTTTTGTTCCTCCTATATATATAGCTAATAATAAGTAATAATAACTATTGACACAGGGAATAGATAGAGTATCGTTTCCTTAACTAGAAAAGGAGATATATGAACAAACTAAATAAAATAAATGTTAAAAAATTTGACACTCAAAAAGATGCGTTAGAGTTTCAAAAATCTGTAGCTGGTAGATATTACTATAGTGGATTCGTAAGAGATAAAATTGAATTATCAATGGATACTTCTAAGGGTAATGATCTTCCTTATATGGTTGATGTAAGTAATGGTGACATTTACTATGTTTTTAATTGTGATGATGGATTACAAGTTTTGAATAAGTTTCAAAATCATTCTTGTATGACTAGTTATCCATTTAAAAGAGTATGGATAAAAAAAGATGCAATTATGATTGAAGAACAAGGTGAGATTGTTAAAAATAATCATAATAGAGTAATACTTGCAGAACAAAATCAAATAATAACTTAAAGGGGACATATGAAAATAGATGATATACACACAAAAATAATGTCAATGGATAGCAATTCTATCAACGAATTAATAGAAACTATCAAGCAAAGAAGAAACCAACTGCACACAGAAGCTGGTGCTAAATTTAGAGTTGGAGTTATTGTTCAGTTTGGAAGAAGAAATGGACAGAAAAGAACTGGCAAAGTAGAAAAGATGAACGTAAAAAAAGCAGTAATAAATGTTGCAGGTCAAAAATGGAATGTTCCGTTTGGAATGATGGAGTTAGTAAAGTGAGTATTGCAAAATACAATATACTCAAAAACGGAACTGTTCAGAACCTAACTATCAGCAAAGACTTTAATGCTGGTAGATTAGGTTTGATGAGTATCATTGGTAATGTTTCAACTATGCAGATGAGAAAAGTAAATAATCTGTTAGTTGGTCAATCAGTTATAATCAAGGGATATAAGATTGCCTGTAGAGGTAAATCTCCCAGCTTTAATGAAATGAGGAAAAATGGATAATAATAAAAAAGAAAAACCTATTATGAAAGACCCAACACAAAGTGAACAATTTAGACAAACGATACTGGAAGACGTGCTAGATAAATTATGCTTTATTACTCAAAGAGATATTTTTGTAATGTTGCCTGAAAAAGAAGAGGAAAGAATACCTTACTTAGTTAAAGAAATAGAAAAAACTTTGGAGAAAATAAAATGACAGATAAAGCTGATTTATATATATATGTTTTAAAAACTGGTTCTAAACAACCTAAAAAATTAAAAGTAAAAAAACTTTTAAAAGTTTTAAATGAATCTAATTGGGGTTTTTCTGATCAATTTTTTTGTAATGAAAAAGATGCTTTAAAATATATAGGTAAAATTAATGCAGGGTGAATTTGATTTTAATAAATATCCTTATAAAGCTGGACACAGAAAAGTAAGAACTTCTGTAATGGCGGCTGATGATATTAATAAGCAACTAGGTAGATTACAGAAAATGGTTCTACTAGAGCTTGAAAAAGTATTTCCAAAAGGACTTACAACTTCTGAACTAGCTAATAGATGTAATAGAAATTTACTTACTATAAGACCAAGAACTACAGAGTTAAAATTACAAAATCTAATAATAGATACAGAAGAAACTAGAAAAAATGAGGGAGGTAAACCTGAAATAATCTATAAATTAAGAGCATTAGATGTTATAGATATTTATGGTTTATCAGAAACTACAGATAATAAAAAGTAGAAAACATTTAGTATATGTATCAGAACAACCCTGTGTCATATGCAGGAGAACTGATGTTCAATCAGCACATCTAAGATTTACAGGTGCAGGAATGGGAATGAAACCCTGCGATAGTTTTGTTGTACCTCTTTGCATAGAGCATCACTCAGAACAACATCGTATGAATGAACGAATGTTTTGGACATTATATCAAATTAATCCAGTAGCAAAAGCTCTAGCACTTTGTGCAGAAAGTCCTGACTCTAAAATAAGGAAAGCAATATATGAAAAATTTAAAATCCATTTTGACTGGTAAACTATTATTATTGGTTTTAATTATTGTTTCTTTTATTACTGGAACATTTAATCCTAACTTTTTTACAATAGATAAAATAGAACATAAGATAGAAACTAAATACATAAATGAAGCTAAGAATATAGGTATATATCAACCTGAATTTATATATCAAAATAAAAAACAATTTATTGAATCATTAGAAACTTGCATTAACTACTTAAACTTTTCACTACACCAAGAAGAAAGAATACCAAAAGAAATTATAATTGCACAAGCAGTATTGGAATCTTATTATGGAACATCAAGATTTGCAGTACAGGGCAATAATTTATTTGGTATTAGAACCTGGGATTTAACAGAAGATCATATTAAGCCATTTAATAACAAGGACTCTACATTTGGAGTAAAAGTATTTAAAACAAAATGCGATTGTGTAAAATACTATATAAAAATATTAAATAATCACCCAGCATTTCTAGATTTTAGAAGAACAAGAACCACAATGCTTTTAAATAATAATATAGATACTTTAAAACTTGCTGAAAAATTAACTAAGTTTGCCACAGATGTTGAATATGTATCTAAAGTAAAATCAACAATATTAAATTTAAGAGATGAAAGAATACAAAATACAAATTGAAGTATGTAAATTCTTATTTTACTTGCAAGATAAATATCAATTTAGATATTTCCACGTTCCCAATCAAGGCATAAGAAGTATTAGCAATAAGATGCTATTAATTAAAATGGGAATGAAACCTGGATGTCCTGATTTAATAATAGAGTTTCCAGCAGGTAGAATAGTTTATATAGAATTAAAATCAAAGTCAGGTAGATTATCAAATACACAGCTAACGTGGTATGAAAATAGTGCTAAACTTAGAACACCACACTACATATTGAAAGGCGACTTCTCAGATATTAAAGATGACCTATATTCAATAGTCCGTAAATATGGTAAATTTATAGAAACACAACCTAAAAGCGAAGTTGTAAAATAGACACAATTAGTTTATAAAATCATTAACTGAAGTTATGGAGAAATTTATTGTACTACCTGAGAAATATATTTTTGATTATAAATTAACTGGTAATCAAATTAAGGTTTTATGTTTTTTTATTAAATATAATAATATGTATGATAAATTATTTTTTTCTATTGATTATGTTTCCAGGCATTTAGATTTATCAAAAAGAACAGTACAAAGTATTGTTATGAAATTTAAGAAATATGGGTTTATAAGTTGGGTAAAAAGGTCTAATAACTCAAACCTCTATACTGTTCACATAGCAAAAGGAGGTAAAACCACGAGCAAAAATTGCTCCCTAATAAATACATATAATAATAATACTACTAATGAGAAAAAAGAAGAAAAGAAATATGTGAATATAAATATTGTTAATCAAACATTAATGAATGTTCAAAAAAGAACTAACATTTTTTACAAGTCTAAGGTTCAAAAGAACAAGTCACAATCCCCACGTGCATTATTAGAGAAAAAAGCGTGGCAACTTATAGGCGAAATGGATAAGTATAAGAGAGAAATGCTGGTTGATGGTTTTGATAAACACCCTGATAAATGGGAAGACTTTTTGAAAAGAATAAAGTACCATAAGTTAGTATTTTACAATCATAAAAAAAAAGTATAGTACAACGATAATTAGACAGAAAGCGATTTAACTAATTTATGAAAATAGAAACAGTAGAAATTACGCAAGTCAAACCTTACCCTGATAATCCACGAAAAATTTCTGATAAAGCAGTTGATAAAGTTGCATTATCTTTAAAAGAATTTGGGTGGCAACAACCTATAGTAGTTGATGAAAAAAATGTCATAGTTGCAGGACACACAAGACACAGGGCGGCAGAAAAATTAGGATTTAGAGAAGTACCAATACTCAGAGCAGTAGGTTTATCTGATGAGAAAGTCAGAGCTTATAGGTTTATGGATAATAGAAGTCACGAGGAATCTTCTTGGGATTGGGATAAAGCAGTTAAAGAAATATCAGAATTATTAGATGGTAATAAAATTGATGAGGGCTTACTCGGATTTGATGAGGGTGAGTTTGATTATATAAAATTACGTTTTCAAGAAATGGAAACAGATAAACAAATTTCAAAAGACAATGAGGAAAATGGTGGTGATGAATCAGTCAAAACACAAAATACATTTACTAATCCGTCAGATGAAAATAATAAGTTTGTTGAGTTTTCTCTATTACTTACAGAAGATGATAGAAAAGAACTTTACAAGATACTTAATGAAATAAAAACTAATAACAATTTAAAAACATTTTCAGAAGCGATTATGTTTTTAGTCAGGAGATAAATGAACTCACTAACACCTATGACTGGCTATGTCTTATTGATTAGCTATGGTCTTTTTATGTATGGTCTTTCATATTTCTATTTAAAGAAATCAAAAACTCATACTAATTTTTTAGTAGCAGACAGAAAAGTTGGATTTATGAAATCAGGTTTTTCTACTGCCGCAACTTGGATATGGGCTCCAGCTCTATTCATAGCATCACAGAAAGCATATCAACAAGGACTTCCTGGAGTATTTTGGTTCACAGTACCAAATATTTTATGTCTTTGTATCTTTGCTTATTTTGCGCATTATTTAAGAAAGAAATTTAAAAACGGATACACCTTAGCTGAATATATGAATGTAAGATATTCTAGAAGAGTACAAGTATTATATATAATTAGTTTATCAGCATTATCTATTTGTCAATTCGCTGTTCAATTATTAGCTGGAGGTGCAGTAGTTACATATTTAACTGGAATTGATTTTACAGTAGTAACTATTATTTTAACAATGATTGCACTATCTTATAGTTTGGTTTCAGGAATTAGAGCATCAATTATGACAGACGTATGGCAGATGATTATTATTCTTGTAGTAGTATTTGCAGTAGTGCCATTAGTCTATGTAAAAGGTGGTGGCTATGAAGTGCTGTCTAAAGGTTTTGGAGGTATATCAGGTGACTTTTCTAATGTCTTTGACCCAACTGTTGCTTATTCATTTGGAATAGTTGTAACTATCGGATTACTTGCTGGACCATTTGGTGATCAATCTTTTTGGCAAAGAGCATTCACGACTAAACGAAGCGAAGTCAAGAAAGCATTTTTATTTTCTGCATTAGTTTTTGGTGTTGTTCCAATATTTACTTCTGTAATTGGTTTTATGGCGGCAGGTATGGGATTAGAAGCAGGAAGTAATGCTCAATTAATTAATATAATTACAGTAAATGAATTACTGCCTAAAATAATATTAATACCCTTTGTATGGATGTTGCTATCAGGTCTTGTTTCTACATTAGATTCAGGATTATGTTCTATATCATCTATAGTAAGTACAGATATTATGAGAAAATCAAAAGACAAACTACTTACAGCAAAATACGGAATGGTTGCACTTGCAATTGGGGGAACATTAATTGCTAATATTCCTGACTTAAAAATATTATATCTATTTATATTTTATGGAACATTAAGAGCATCAACTTTAATTCCAACAATCTTAACTATCATTTACAAAAAACTTTCTGAAAGAGGAATGTTTTATGGAATACTTACATCTTTATGTTTTGGTGTTCCTTTATTTGCAGTAGCTGGATTTAATGGTTTGACAGACTTAAAAGTCTTCGCATCATTATTTACTGTTCTTGCAAGTGGTATCATAGTTATACTATTTACAAAATATGGTCGTCTTAAAGAAAAAAGAAATTGAAACTAACGTATATCAATCGGCATTAGATAGATTTAGATATTTATTTGATGCCTTTGATAAAGTAGTTATCTCATTTAGTGGAGGCAAAGACTCTACTGTCTGTTTAAATTTAGGTTTAAAAGTAGCTAGAGAGAAAAACAAACTTCCTTTAGATGTATATTTTTGGGATGAGGAAGTCATAATGCCTGAAACAGTTGAATATATGATGAGGGTAAAAAATGATCCTGACATAAGATTAAAATGGTTATGTGTTCCCATTAAACATAGAAACGGAGGTTCAAGACGTAGCCCTTGGTGGTATCCATTTGACCCTGCTTGTAAAGATAAATGGGTTAGACAAATTCCAGATTTTGCAGTTACAGAAGTAGATGGTTTTAAATATCCTGAACACACAGTGCCTGATGTTTCGCATAGAGTTTATGATCATACTCACGGAAAAATTGCAGATGTAAGAGGTTTAAGGGCACAAGAAAGTTTAACTAGGTTTAGAGCAGTATCACATAGAACAAAAGATAACTGGATTACTGCGGCAAGAAGTGGATATTCTCACGGAGTATCACCTATTTATGATTGGACTTCTTCAGATGTTTGGTTAGCACCTAAGATTTATAATTGGGATTATAATAAAGTTTATGATGTTCTAGATAAGATGGGTGTAGGAAAAAACGAACAAAGAGTTTGTGTTCCTTTTGGTGAAGAACCAATGAGGGGTTTATGGCAATATAAAACAGGGTGGCCTAAACTTTGGGCGCAAATGTGTGATAGAGTTCCTGGAGCTTCAACTTCAGAAAAATATTCTAGAACACAATTATATGGTTTTGGAGGTATAAAACTTCCAAAAGGTAAAACGTGGAAAGATTGGTTTTATGACAATGTAGCTTTATATGATCCAACGCAACAAAAATTCATTTTAAATAATGTTAAAAATGCAGTAGGTAATCATTTAAGTCTAGTTAAAAGACCTGTACCTGATACAAAGCCTGATGACACAACTGGTTTATCCTGGAAAGGTTTATGTATGATAGCTTTAAGGGGTGATATGAAAGGCAGAAGATTAAGAACTATGTCTAGTCACGCAGACCCTGAGAAGAAAAAAATAATAGATGAAATGAGGTTAAAAGATGAAACAAGGTATTGATAAGCAACCTGTAAATAAGGTTGAATGGATAGATAGAAACGAATTAAATGCTAATGATTATAATCCAAATCACGTAGCACCACCTGAGTTAGAATTATTAAAAACTTCTATAATAGAGGATGGATGGACTCAACCTATAGTAATACTATCAGATAAAACAATTGTAGATGGTTTTCATAGATGGACACTATCAAGCGATCCTGAAGTAAGTGCTATGACAGATGGAAAGGTTCCAGTAGTTACTGTAGATTTTGATAAAGATCACCGAATGATGTCAACAATAAGACACAATCGTGCAAGGGGTACACACGCAGTATTAGAAATGGCTTCTATAGTTAGAAAAATGAAAGAAGATAATCTTTCAAATAAAGAAATTATGGAAAGACTAAGTATGGAAGAAGAAGAATTAGAAAGATTATTAGATAATTCAGGAATGACTATTAGAGGCACAAAACAAATAGATGGTTTTGGAAAGTCGTGGGTTCCTACTGATGAAAAATAATATTAAAAATCTAATTTTTTCAGCAAAAAATACAATTTACAAATTTTTAGAGAAAACAAAAAAACCATTAGTTGCTTTTTCAGGTGGCAAGGATGGTTATGTAGCTACACATATTGCATACAATTTAGGAATAAACGATCAAATATGCGAAACATCTTTTACATTTAAAAAACAAAGAGAACATATTTTTAAAATATCAAAAAAATTAAATCTAAATGTAACTTTCAAAAATTCACTTTCGTGGGAATGGTTAAAAAAAAATAAAAAAATTATATTTTCTAATGATTCAAAATTGAGAAGTTGGTCATTTGCACAAAGACATCAAAAAACAATTCATAAATTTATGAAAGAAAACAATTTTGATGGAGTAATAACAGGAAGAAGAAACGATGAAAATTCTGTTAAAGCTCCTATTTATTTTAATAAACACGGATTAAGTTGTCATCCCCTATACAATTGGAAAGAAGATGATATTTGGGAATACTTTAAATTCTACAACTTAGAAATTCCATACATATACTCAACAGACTTTGGAAAAAGTGAGGGAAATGCACCCTTTTATACTTTAAGAGAAAAGGATGTAGGAAATATAGAAAAATGCTGGGATATTTGTTTAAAAATTGATGATACGATTCCTAGAAAATTTTTAGAAAACTAAACATTATAAAAGGTATAAGTAAGAGTTAATTCCTCTCCTGATAGTATTTTTCTTCTAGAGCATAAAAAAAATGCGTTCTTAATTAATATCTTCTTGCAGTTAGATTCATCTAAATGATTTATAAATCCTCCTAATGGCGTTCTAATATATCTTTTATTAATAAGATAATGCGATACACCCATAACAAAATTAGATTCTATATCTTTTACTGCATATAATCCTAAACCCTCAATTTTAGATGGCTTAATAGTCAGATAACTGGGCAAAGGTCTGTAATGTTTTTTCATACAGACCTCTACCACTTACGAGGGAAAATTTAAAGTTATTTCAAGACTTCGTTATTATGCTTTCTTGCACTCTCAACTGATTTTCTAGCACGTTTTAAATAATGAAATCTATCGCTAGAACCAAAACCCTCACCCTCAGGCCAGTCATTCAGTCCACATAGATCTTCATATGCTACATCTATTTCATACTTAGTTTCTACCATCCCAACTGTGATACAATCATCTAACATATTTCGAGTAAGATGTTGCTCATTTTTATATTGCTTTTTCACATAGGCATACATTTCTCCTGAAGTCATTTTCTTGATATAAATATCAGGATTTGTAATCATTATATCTTTGTAGTCTTTTTTTGCATCGTATGTACTCATATTGCCTCCTTTCTATATCCAATGTTGTTCGTTATCTTCTATATACTTAATAGCATTATCAATATTATCTTGAACTGCCATCAATCTCCAATGCCCCTCAGTATATCTACCAAGAAAATCTGCTGGACCTTTAATCCAATAAAATATTGAAAATCCTCCTCCAGCTTCATCTCTCTGCTCAACCATCTTAAATTCTGCATCTTTATGAGTTGCATACAGAATATCTATTCCTTTTCTTACTTCTGTAATATGTGCCATTATATTATCCCTCCATTTTTTAACATTAGTAATAAGAAAATAAATACAACAACAAGTTGCACTATTTCTGCTTTGGTATAGAATTTACCCATAGTAGTCCTCCACTCTATACTCCTCAACACCTCTAACTCTATTAATACCAAGATACTTTGTCAGCTTACCCTTAGGCAAAGCACCTGTTTCTGCAAATCCAAGAAGTAAAAACCACGTTGGTAATGCAAGTCCTATTAGTATAAATATCATCATTTTTTATCTCCGTTTTTTGTTATCTAAACTTACCAAATCTGTGCTGGTAGTCAATACTTTTTAATACTTTTTATTAACAATTATTACTGTTATTTTAGGTCAAAATGGGTTATTTTAGGACAAAAAGGGAACACAATTAGAACAAAATGCGAATATGAGAAGAAAAGCTAAAAAAGTAAAATTAGCAGACTTAGATAGGGTAGTTGGCGAATGTAAGTATTGTAAAAAACTTATCTACTCACAGGAATCATTCGTGGTATTTGCTACTAAAGAATATGCACATTATTCTTGCATGAAAGCTGATGATGAAAGACAGCACAAGTAATGCGTGTTTGATAATTAGCCATTAGTGATGTAATAATTCGGTGTATGTTCGGTTTAACAGTTTCTAATAGAAAAAAATAATGATTACTAAAGATATAGAAGAATCCAATAAGCACTATGAGTATTATCTAGTGTATCAGAATATGGGGTATAAACGCACCCTAAAGAAAACAGCAGAAGAAGTAGAACTATCAGTAAGAGAAATAGAAAAGGTATCATCAAGATATGGTTGGGTATCAAGGGTAGATAAGTTTGATAAGCAACAGGCACAGATTAGATACAATGCTATGAAGACTGAGATTCAAGAAATGGGTAAAAGACAGGGAAGTCATGCCTTACAAATGACATACTCACTAATAACACCAGCACAAGAGCTGTTAAAAAGATTAAAAGAAAAAAAGGAACTAGACTTTTCTAATTTGTCAGATGTAGATTTAGTTGCTATAGTCAGTAAAATTGCACATCCATTTAAGCTATTAACAGAAGTAGAAAGGGTAGCTAAAGGTCAAATAACAAAAGACAACATAGATCAATCAACTAATATAGAAGATGACTTTATTAAACGAATCGGACAAGACCAAGAGTCAGCAGAACTTGCAACTCGACTACTATCAAAAATTAAAGATAGCAACTAGTCAACCAGCAGGACTTGCTATGATAAATAGCAATTTCACCTGGCAGTTTCCAAAACATCTGCAGTATCTTAACTCTAAACTATTACAAGTTGCTAGTGGTAAGATAAAAAGATTATTAATTAATATGCCACCTCAACATGGTAAGTCAGAGTTTACTTCTAAATATTTTCCTGCATGGTACTTAGCAACCCATCCTCAGAATAAATTAATTTTAGCTAGTTATGAAACTAATTTTGCTGTAAGTTGGGGCAGAAAGAGTAAAGAGGTATTTGATGAATCAGTAGCTAAATATTATGGCGTAAAAAGAAACCCTGATATAAATATTCAAGGTAACTGGGAAACAGAACAAGGTGGTTCTATGTACTGCGTTGGTGTAGGTGGTGGTATCACAGGTAGAGGTGCAAACATATTTATAATTGATGACCCAGTAAAAAATAACGAACAAGCTATGAGTCCAGTTTATAGAGATAAAACTTTAGATTGGTATCAATCAGTAGCATCAACAAGATTATCCCCTGAGTCCTGCGTAATCATCATTATGACTAGATGGCACGTTGATGACTTAGCAGGTAGATTATTAAAACAAGCAGAATTAGATGGCGATAAATGGGAAGTAATTAGTATGCCAGCAATAGCAGAAGCCAATGACATATTAGGTAGAGAGGTAGGAGAGGCATTGTGGGAAAACAGATATTCAAAAGAAATATTACAAGAAAGAAAAAGACAAGTAGGTGAGTTTTGGTGGTCAGCTATGTATCAGCAATCACCTTATCTAAAAGGTGGTAGAGTATTTAAAGACCCTGAATTTTATGAACAACTACCTCCAGGAGGTAAAACAGTTATTGCAGTTGATTTTGCTTATTCTACAAAAACTTATTCTGATTACTCAGTTTGTGGTGTTGGTAAGATGTATGATGGTAAAGTTTATTTAATGGATTTTTGGAGAGGTCAAGTAGAAGCAACAAAATTTGCAACTATAATTAAACAATATCAAGAAAAGTATCAATCACCTATATATGCTTACATTGGAGGTACGGAAAAAGGTATCGTTGATTTTATGAGAAAAGAACATAACTTGAATATTATATCAAGACCTGCTAGAAACGATAAGTTTGTTAGAGCTCAACCTGTTGCATCTGCATGGAATAGTGGTAGAATAGTATTGCCTAAAGAAAATAAATGGGTAAATGTTTTACTTCAAGAGATTATGAGCTTTACTGGAGTAAGTGATTTAAATGATGACCAAGTAGATGTGTTATCAACTATTTATGATTGTTTACAGACAACTAATAAACCACTTTGGAGAGTAAGTTAATGGCAAGTATATTTGATAAGATTTTAGGAAGAAAAGAAGAAAAACCACAAAAGAAAGAAGCACCAGTAGTTTACTATAACAGCTTAGGCACAGACGTAAGTTATAAAGCTAGATACGATCAATTAGCAGAAGAAGGCTATCAACAAAACGCAATAGTGTATAGATGTGTTAATGAAATTGCAAATAGCGCAAGTAGAGTAGAAATAAATTTATTTAGAGGTGATCAAGAAATAGATAACCACCCATTATTAGATTTACTTTATAACCCTAGTCCAATGGTATCTAACGTAGAATATTTCCAGGCAGTATATGCTTACTTATTAATTTCAGGAAACAGTTATATGTTATCAGTTGGTAGTGATAGAGCACCTCCTACAGAACTGTACAATTTAAGACCTGATAGAATAAAAATTAATGCAGGTACTAGAGCTACTCCAAACTCTTATGATTATATAGTAGGTGGTCAAGTTGTAGAAAGTTATTTAGTAGATCAATCAACAGGTCTTTCAAAAGTTAAGCATATGAAAATGTTTAATCCATTAGATGATTTTTATGGCATGTCCCCAATTACATCAGCAAGTATAGATATTGATCAACACAACTTAGCAAATAAACATAACGTAAATCTTTTACAGAATGGTGCTAGACCAAGTGGTGCAGTTATATTTAAACCTAAAGATGAAACAGGTGCGGCGATGCAATTATCTGAAGTACAAAGAAGTCAATTAGTAAATGACATCAATCAAAGATTTGGTGGTACAGGTAATGCAGGAAAGCCAATGTTATTAGAGGGTGATTTTGATTGGAAAGAAATGGGTCTATCTCCTAAGGATATGGACTTTGCGAGTTTAAAACATATGTCAGCAAAAGATATAGCATTAGTTTATGGTGTACCTAGTCAGCTTATTGGTATTCCTGATTCACAAACTTATTCAAACTTTGCAGAAGCTAAATTAGCTCTATACAACGAAACAATTATTCCTTTATTAGATAAGGTTCAAGCTGATATGAACGAGTGGTTGACACCAATGTTTGGTGAAGATTTAGAATTAAGATATAATATAGATTCAATACCAGCTATGGCAGAACAAAGAAAAAGAGTTTTTGAATCTGTAAGCACAGGTGTTAGAGATGGAATTTTAACTCGTAATGAAGCTAGAGAGCAATTAGGTTATGAACCAATTGATGGTGCAGATAGTTTATTAGTACCAGCAAACTTAATGCCTTTAAATATAGCAGGTGAAGAAGATTCACCAAAAGATGAACCTGACACTAATCCAATGGAAGAAGAACAAGAGGAAGAAGAAGCACAACAAGATGAACAAGAACAAGTGCAAATTGAAAACGATATGGAAAGTGTTGATGAAGAATTAGATGAGGTTGTAAAAGCTGAGGGTGATATTGATACAGTACCAACAGATGGTATGGTAACAGAAGCTAAAAGAGGTATAGAGTGGAGAAAAGAATTTAATAGAGGTGGTACAAGAATAGGTGCAACTAGAGCAAGTCAAATAGTTGCTAAAGAAAAATTATCACCAAGAACAGTTAGACGTATGAATAGTTTTTTTGCAAGACACGAAGTAGATAAAAGAGCAGATGGATTTAGACCAGGAGAAAAAGGTTATCCGTCAAATGGTAGAATAGCTTGGTCTTTGTGGGGTGGTGATGCTGGTCAAAGTTGGTCTAAAAAGAAATCAGCACAACTAGATAGAGAAAGAGGAAAGTTTTTAGAAGAGGGTGTTATAGAAGAAAAACAAGTTACAGCCGCAGTTAAAAAAGGATTACAAAATAAAGTTGATAAGCACAATGAGAAGCATGGAGATAAAGCAGGTAAAAGAGTTACATTAAGAATGCTTACTGCTGTATTCAAAAGAGGTATAGGTGCTTATAGAACTAATCCAGGAAGTGTAAGACCTAGTGTAACATCAGAAGAACAATGGGCTTATGCTAGAGTTAATGCTTTTTTATATGCAGTAAGATCAGGTAGGTTTAGAGGTGGTAAATTTGATTTAGATTTATTACCTAGTGGACATCCACTAGCAACGTAGAGGTTTTAATGGATAAAAAAATAATCTCAAAACTATTTATAGAAAGAGATAGGAAAGACAATCACGAAATTGTTATAAGAATAGGACCATTCACAAATGAGAATGATGCTGTTCATAGTGCATCATATATTTATGCTACACAGCAAATAGATATAACTGATTCAATAATACCAATGGGTGAAACAATACACTAATGATATTTAATGCAAGACAACTAAAGATATTCAAAAACGTAAAAAGACGTGAATGGTTTAGACAAAATAGATTAAGAGAACCATACATCAAACAGTTTACAGGCAGATTAAAGAACTATTTTAAAATATTAGGTAATGAACTAGGTGATGATTTTCGTTTTGGTTCTACAATAATGTTAGATATAAGACAAAGAAATGCTTTTGAGCAGTTAATTAATATATTTAAAATACAGTACAGAATTGTTGGATATGCCTTTAAAAACAACATTTTAAACAGGGAACAGAACGTAAAAGATTTAGATAGTGATTTTGATTTAGAATTAGAAAGATACATAGATGACAATGTTGCAACATTAGTTGTAGGAATTAACGATAATACTAGAAATAAAATACAAAATGTGATAAACGATAGTTTCGGTAATGGTCAATCAGTTAATCAAACTGGTAATGCTTTGAGAAACGCAATTGTTGGTATGGGTATTGCAAGAGCTAATTTGATTGCTAGAACTGAAGTACATAGAACAGCAAGTTTTGCTAATGAAATTGTAGCTGAATCTATGGGAATTGCAGGAACTAGAAAAGAATGGGTTTCTGTTAATGACGGAAGAACAAGAATTAGTCACGCATTAGCAAGTGGTCAGCAAGTAGGTTTGGAAGAACCTTTTATTGTAGGTGGTGATAGATTAAATTATCCAGGAGATCCAGCAGGTTCTCCAGGAGAAACTATAAATTGTCGGTGTGTATCTATTTACACAACGCCTGATTTCTTGTAGAGGTAGTAATATGGAATTAATAATTATGTTTTTAATAGGTTTAATAGCTGGAGTTGTAATTCAAAAGAAATACGGAATACAAAAGCTAGGTAAAACATTATGGCAAAATATTGACAAACACGTAATAAGTAAATTTGAAAAATAATGCCATTAGTTAAACCAAATAATAAAGAAAAGAGAGAGGATTTTATGAGTAGATGTATGTCTGATGACAAGTCTAAATCAGAGTATCCTGATGCAACACAAAGATTAGCAGTTTGCAGTAAGCAATTTGAAAATGGTAAAAAGGAGAAATACACTATGAGTGATATTGAAAAAATGGGTGATGCAATTAAAACCCTTACAGATGTAATAAGTCAAACAGAAGAAAAAGTATCTAGAGCTGAAGATCAATTTAATAATGAAGAAGATGCACTAGATAAAGCAAAAGAAATTGGATGTGTGGGAACACACTCAATGGATAAAGATGGCAAAACAATTTTTATGCCTTGTAAAACACACGATGCTTATGAAGAAGCAATCAGTAAAGGATATGGATCAGAAGAAGAAGAAGATAAATATCACAAAAAACCTAAAAAGAAAAAACCAATGAAAAGCATTTGTGTATGTCAAGATGATGGAGTATGCCAATGCGATACAGAGATTAAAAAATTAACCTTTCATTCGGAAGTAAAAGCTAGTGATGATAAAGGTACATTCACAGGTTATGGTTCTATATTCGGTAATGAAGATCAAGGTAGCGATATAATGCAAAAAGGTGCATTTACAAAATCATTAGAAGAAAGACCAGCAGGTAAAGTAAAATTATTATATCAACATAAAACAGATGAACCTATCGGTATATTTGAAAGTATGTATGAAGATGAAAAAGGTTTATTTGTTAAAGGTAGATTAGCTATGGGAACTCAAAAGGGTAGAGAATCATATGAATTATTAAAAATGGGAGCTTTAGATGGTATGTCTATAGGATTTAGAGCAGACCCTGAAAAACAAGGTTATAACGAAAACAAAAGAGGCACTAGAACTCTTAAAGAAGTTGACCTTATGGAAATTAGTTTAGTTACGTTTCCAATGAACGAAAGAGCTTTAATTGAAAATGTTAAAGCTAATTCTAAAAGTATTCGAGAGTGGGAAAAAATCTTGCGTGATGCAGGAGGTCTTTCTCGGACAGAGGCTAAGATGGGTGCAAAAGCATTATCTGAATCTTTATCTCAGCGAGATGCTGGTGATGACAATAAACAGTTAGCAACTTTAATTAATAAAGTAGCTAACATTCTTAAACAATAAACATAGAGGATAAATTATGGATAATAACGAAGTAAAATCTGCAGTTGAAACTCTTGGCAAAACATTTGAAACTTTCAAAAAAGCAAACGATGAAAGAATCAAAGAAATAGAAGCAAAAGGTTCAGTTGATCCTATTACTGCTGATAAAGTAAATAAGCTAGAAGCTGATTTAGATAAATTCGCAGACGTAGAAAAAGCAATTAAATCAAATGCTGATTTTCAAAAACAAAGCCAAGAACAACTAGCAAGACTAGAAACTATTGTATCAAGACCGGATTTTGGAAAAGGTTCACAAGTTGAATCAATGCAAAAGAAAGTATTTGATAAATGGATGAGACAAGGAAAAGAAAATCTATCACCTGACGAAGTTAAAGTTTTAACTGTGTCTAATGATAATACAGCAGGTTATTTAGCTCCACCTGAGTACGTGAGAGAAATAATCAAAGGTATTATTGAATTTAGTCCAGTAAGATCAGTAGCTAGAGTTAGATCAACTGCGCAAAGAAGCATACAGGTTCCAAAAAGAACAGGTACTTTCTCTGCACAATGGGTAGCTGAACAAGGTTCAAGATCAGAAACTACAGGATATTCTGTTGGTTTGGAAGAAATTCCAGCTCACGAAGTATATGCTTTAGTAGATATTTCTGAACAAGAACTTGAAGATTCAGTTTTCAATTTAGAAGCAGAAATGAATGCAGAGTTTGTAGAGCAATTTGCAAAAGCTGAAGGAAACGCATTTATTTCAGGCGACTCTGTTGGTAAACCACAAGGTCTAATAAATAACGCAGGTAACAATATAACTACAGCAGTTAATGATGCACTTGGTGCAGATGACTTAATTGGTGCGGCACACAATGTTAAATCAGAGTACATGAGAAATGCTACTTGGATGTTTAACAGATCAACACTTTCTGCAATCAGGAAGTTAAAAGATGGTGCTAACCAATACATCTTCCAACCAGGTCTTTACCAAATGGGCGTAGGTTCAAGTTTACTTGGACATCCAATTGTAGAAGCATCTGACTTAGCTAACATCGGCAATGGTACTAAACCAGTATTATTTGGTGATTTTAGAAGAGGTTATATGATCGTTGATAGAGTAGCTTTATCAATCATGAGAGACCCTTTCACACAAGCATCTGCTGGTAATGTAAGATACATTGCTAGAAGACGTGTTGGTGGACAGGTTATCTTACCTGAAGCAATATCAACAATTACTATTCAATAGTAATAAATTAAAGGAGATATAAAATGTTTGATATAAAAAACAACTTGAAAGTCTTTAAAGGATTTTCTCCACAAACTAGAACAGCGGATATAACTACACAAGCCTGTGACCTACAAGGTTTTTCAGGTGCTATGGTTATAATGCCCGTTGGAGCTAGTGGTGATACATTATCATCAACTGTGTTGTTCACAGTAACACTTTCACATAGTGATGATGATGCAACTTATACTACTGTTACTTCTAATACAGATGTAACAGGCGGTACTTTAGCGTCAGGAGGCGGATGGTTATTACTAGACGCACCTGGAGATGCTAGTAACGTATATGGTATTGGTTATGTAGGTGGAAAAAGATACTTAAAATGCACAGTAACTAAAACTGGCACACACTCTAATGGAACGATTATGGGTGTGGACTTTATTAAAGGAATACCATTATCAGCGCCAGTTTCGACTGACACTAATAGCGGTGTATAGTTTAATAAACTAAATTTTTGGGGGATCCTGCCGAGAGGTATTTCCCCCTTAAATGCAAAAATTTAAAAGGAGTAAAATATGAAAATTAAAATGAAAGAAAACTATGTAGCACAAGCTGATCCAAATGGTGGAAGCACTATGCTATACGAGAAAGATAAAGAATATAATTTTAAAGCTGGATGGCAAGTTAAACTAGGTGCTACAATGATTGATAGAGGAAAAGCAGAAAAATCATTAGTAATTACAGAAAAGAAAATAGTAAAACCAACAGAAACAAAAATTAAAAAAATATTAAAAAAGAAAAAAAAATAGAGGATAAAAACAATGATAAGAAATGTAGGACAAAATTTATTTCCAACAGGATTAGAGTTTGCCGCCTGTCAAGTATCAACATCAACAAATACATCAGCACAAATAACACCAACAGCTAATGTTAATCAGTTGTATAGATTACATAATAGAACAGCTAATAGACTCTCTTTTGCAATAGGTTCAAACCCAACTGCCGCACAAGCAACATCTTGTGCTTTAGTAGGAAGTGAAGTTTTATATGTAAATATACCAACAGGACATAAAATAGCTATCATATCTACTGTTAATGGAACACACGGAGTTATAGAAATAACTGGTTTATTAAATAGCTTATAATAATTGAGGTAAAAAATGTCAGGTCTTAAAATTGATACAGCGTGGAGTACAAAAGCAGTTTCAACAACTGAGGTTAAGACACATTTAAGAATAGATAGTGGCTTTAGTGATGATGATACTTATATTGGAACTTTAATTAACTCAGCACAAGATATAGCAGAAGTATATCTTAATAGAGCTATCACAACTCAAACATTAAGTCTTTTTTTAGACAGACTTCCATTTTACAGCGATATAAAATTACAAGAGGGAATATACACAGCTCCTGATTTAGAATACAATTCAAATTTTATAGTATTACCCAAAGCACCAGTAGCATCTGTAACACACGTTAAATATTACGATAATGATAATAATGCTTCTACTTTTGCATCATCAAATTATTATGTAGATACTATTAGTCAACAAGGTAGAATTGTTTTAAAAACAGGTTCTAGTTGGCCTACAGTATCAGAAACAAGAAATGCTAATGCTTATGAAATAAAATATGTAGCAGGTTATGGTGGGGCATCAGATGTACCTGCACCTATTAAACATGGAATCACAATGTTAGCTGGTCATCTTTATGAAAACAGAGATGCAGTAACAAGCTTATCTGTCAATTCAATCCCTTATACAATTGGAGCAAACTTTCAACCATACAAAGTAGAAAGAATTAACTCAATACTGGGAGGTTGATATGGGAAGTGTTTCACCAGTCGGTAAATTAAGAAACAAAATAACAATTCAAAACACAGCATTATCTAGTGATACTTTTGGTGGTTATACTACAGGTAGAACTACATTTATTACAGCTTTTGCACAAATAAAAGCAAAATCAGGTAAACAAGTATTTAACGAACAATCAGGTGAACAAATAAGTAACCCACAAGATTTTGAGTTTATAATAAGATTTAGATCAGGAATACTAACATCAATGAGAATATTATTTGGTTCAAGAACATTTGATATAAAAAGTATAGAAAATGATAACTTGTATGATAAATATATCAAATTAGTAGCAACAGAAAACGTAGGTACATAATGAAATTTACAGTAAAATTTACAGGAGTAGAAAAAGCAATTGAAGCTCTTGATAAAGTGAAAGAAGATTTAGAAAAAGAAATGCAAAATGTTTTATTGGGTGGCGGTCAATTAATAAGAACTGAAGCTATTAGAAGTATTCAACAGGGTGCTAAAACAGGTAAAACATACAAGAAATATAATCCAACTAGAACACATAAAGCATCAGCACCTGGAGAAGCACCAGCTAGTGATACAGGGTTCTTAGTAAGTAATATAAGAGTTAAAGCACAAAAAGATTTTGTAGAAGTTAGAAGTGAGGCATCGTATAGTAAATTCTTAGAATATGGAACAAGTAAAATGTTACCTAGACCATTTATGTTTCCAGCGTCAGAAAAAAGCAAACCTAAGATAGCAGAGGTATTGTTTCAAAAGATTAAACAAAGTCTAGAAAAGTTTGGTAAATAATGAGTGATCATAGCATACAATTACAGAAAACAATTTTTGATAGTTTAAGTGGTGATAATAACCTTACAAGCACATTAGGTGCTACAGTATATGATTATGTACCTGATTCTTCATCTTTTCCTTATGTAAAGCTAGGTGAGGAAACAGCTCTAGATAATGGAACAAAAAGTTTACAAGGTAATGAACATACTCTTGTCATTCACTCATTTTCAAGGTATAGAGGAAGTAAGCAAATAAAAGAGATTATGAGTAGAATTTACGCTCTGTTGCACGAATCCTCTTTATCTGTTTCAGGAGCAAGTCTTGTCAATTTAAGATTTGAATTTTCTGATGTGATAAAGGAAAATGATGGATTAACATCACACGGATTACAGAGATTTAGAGCAGTAGTTTATGATAATTAAGATAAAAATAAATAAGGAGAAATAAAATGGCAGTACAAAAAGGAAGTAGCTTTTTATTAAAAGATAATAGCACAGGCACTCCAGCAACTATAGGTGGACTAAGAAGTACATCTATGAGTATAAATGGAGAAATGGTTGATGTTACAACTAAAGATTCAAACGCATTCGTTACAAGTGGAAATGATAAAGCAAGAGATTTATTACAAGGTGGTGGAATTAGAAGTATGTCAATATCAGCAAGTGGAGTAT